AATCTGCCACCTTGAAGGAGATGTCTTCTCATATCGCATAAAAAACGGTTTGAATGACAAGATTCATGAGGTTATAGATCGCAATAATAAATTAAAGCAGATTTATGATCATTTCTTTACGTTATCTGAGCAGCTTGAACAGATGCGTATGATAGTCAGGAAGAATAATGCTCGGATGCTACAAATGGAATTAGAGAATGAAAAACTAAGTAAATTATTAACCAATTATAAAGAATGGGAATGAAAATAGCTACAGTATGTTCGGGAATTGGAAGTCCAGAACAAGCCTTAAAAGAATTGGATATTCCGCATGAAATATCATTTGCATGTGAGATTGATAAATATGCCAGACAAACGTATTTAGCAAATTTCACACCTAATCAAATGTACACCGATTTAACCGCTGAAGAATGGGATAAGCCGGAACAGTATTCGGACTTGTTTATTGGTGGGATTCCATGCCAGGCGTTCAGTCTTGCTGGTAAGCGATTAGGCGAATTGGATAAACGTGGGTTGTTATTCTATGACTTTTACAGATACGTTAAAAATCAGCAACCAAAAGTATTTATCATTGAGAACGTAAAAGGGTTGCTATCTGATAATAACGGAATCACTTTCCAGAATTGGTGCGCTTTACTGGGTAGGTCAATGAATACTCACATCAATATGTTTAATCATGAGGATTCTTTGCTTTACAATCTGCATTTCAAAGTATTAAACTCTAAAGATTTCGGAGTACCGCAGAACCGAGAAAGGGTTTTTCTTGTTGGGATTAGAAATGATTTACCAAATACGTTCCGTTTTCCAATAGGTGAACGATTAACAAAAAGGCTAAAGAATATTTTAGAGCCGGAAGTCGATGAGAAGTATTATTTGAGTGATGAAAGTATCGAAAACCTAATGGAGCATAAAAAAAGAAATGATGAAGCTGGAAATGGTTTTGGCGTTAAGTTTAATGAATTTGATGGAATTTGCAGTACAGTAAAAATTGGTGGTAGTGGTAAAGATGATTTAGTTATAGAACCCTACTGCGTAGCTATGCGAGGGAGAAACCCAGAGAACCCATCAGATAGGACAACTGGTTCGCCAATGGAACAAAGATTAGAACCTAATTCGCAAGGGATAACAAATACAATTACAAGTGTTCAAAAGGATAATTTGATAGTAGTCAAAGAAGCCACAAAGCAAGGCTATGCCATAGCAAAAGAAGGTGATAGTATTAATCTTTCAAATCCTAATTCCGAAACACGCAGATGCAGGGTAGGTGATCAGATTGCAAATACTTTAGATACTGCTTGTAATCAGGGGGTGGTGGTTCAAGAGATTGATTGGATACAAGGAGGCACACAAGAACATCAGCACCCACGAACAGATGGAATATCTCCAACACTTACTTCTGCAATGGGAATGGGTGGAGGTCAAACTCCAATTTTAAAACAATACCACCGCATCCGCCGCCTAACTCCTTTAGAATGTATGCGCCTTCAAGGTTATCCCGATTCATTTATCAAGCCATGCTCAGATAGTCAAACGTATAAACAAGCCGGTAATTCAATAACTGTGAACGTGATGAAAGCAATTATTAAAAATATTATACCGATTTTATGAAAAACAAGTACAAAAACATAAAAACAGTAATTAACGGGATTACCTTTGATTCTAAAAAGGAAGCGACTTACTACGGGATCCTGAAGCTGAAGCAAAAAGCTAAGTTGATAGATAGTTTTCAGATGCAAGTTCGCTATGATCTGGTTGTAAATGGAATTAAGATTGGTTTCTATAAAGCTGATTTTGTTACTTTTAAAGAAGGTAAAGTTTTCGAGGTTATTGATGTGAAGTCAGAAATGACAAAGAAACTGCCAGTCTATCGGCTAAAGAAAAAACTAATCAAAGCAATCTATGGTTTTGATATTATAGAAATTTAATACCTTTACTAAAAAATATTATATGAAAGTCAAAATTTCAGAAATAAAAGCTAACTCAAAGAACCCCAGAGTTATAAAGGATGACAAATTCAAAAAGTTAGTCCAGTCAATCAGAGAGTTTCCGGAAATGTTAGAAAAGCGACCGCTGGTATGTTTTACTGATGTTGATGGCAAGTATGTTGTTCTGGGTGGTAATATGCGATTAAAGGCATCTATTGAAGTTGGTTTAAAGGAACTGCCTATTGTTTTGGCTGATGATTGGACTCAGGAACAAAGAGATGAATTTTTGATAAAGGATAACGTAGGTTTTGGAGAATGGGACTGGGATCAGTTGGCAAATGAATGGGATACTGAATTATTGGATAAATGGGGCTTAGATATTCCTAACTTTGATACAGAAGTATTGGAAGCTGAGGAGGATGACTTTGATACAACGCCTCCAGAAGATCCAATTACTGTATTAGGTGATTTATATGAGATAGGTGAGCATCGTTTGCTTTGTGGGGATAGTACAGATAGTGATCAGGTTGCAAAGCTAATGAATGGTCAAAAGGCTGATATGATTCACACCGACCCACCTTATAACATTGACTATGAAGGTGGTAGTAAAAAAAGGGAAAAAATAGCAAATGATAAGTTAGATGATTTTCCTAAGTTTTTATATGATGTTTATACTACATTGGCAACTGCATTAAAAAAAGGGGGTGCAATATATGTATGGCACGCTTCATCTGAAACACACAATTTTATTCAACAGTTTTTAAATGCTGGTTTTCTTTTTAAATCATACATTGTTTGGAATAAAAATAATTCAACATTTGGAAGGTCGGATTATCATTGGAAACATGAACCTTGTATTTATGGTTGGCTTGATGGTGCATCTCATAAATGGTGTGGGGATAGAAAGCAAACAACAGTTTGGGATATTGATAGACCAAGTAGGTCAGATCAGCATCCTACAATGAAACCAATACCTTTGTGCAGTAAACCTTTAGAAAATTCATCTGATATAGGAGATATTATATTGGATGTATTTTTAGGATCAGGTTCAACAATGGTAGCTTCACACCAGCTTAAACGCAAATGCTACGGTATGGAGTTAGATCCTAAATACTGCGATGTAATAGTAAACAGAATGATAGCATTAGATCCGAGTATTGAAATCAAGTTAAACGGAAAGCCATTTGAAAAAGCATACTAAATTATATTTAACGTACTTTGGGTTTGATGAATCTGATTTTATACCCTGCGAGGTATGCGGAGATCAGGCAGTGGATATTCATCATATTGAATGCAGAGGAATGGGAGGAACTAAAGAGCCAGAGAATATTTATAATTTAATGGCAGTATGCAGGAAATGCCATGATAAATACGGAGATAAAAAAGAGCATAAAGAGTTTTTAAAGGATATACATTTGCAGTGGTTAAGCAGTGAAAAAAATAAATGCTTAGGAATAAGATCATAACTGAGTTTTGGGAATCAAAGTCAGTGAATGAGGCATTTGAAAAGATGCAGCCAGTCGAACTTCAAGCGGATTTAAAATCCGAAGTGTTTTTAATCCTCTGCGAAATGGAGGAGGAGAAGTTGATTGGCTTGTACCAGCGGAACGAACTAAAGTATTACATGGTTCGGATTATGCTAAACATGATTAAAAGTGATCGAAGCAATTTTTTTAAGAATTACAGAAACTATACAGAATTGCTGGAGAATGATCAGGAGGTTCCAAGCGTTGAATCGGATCCAGAAGAATCATATCAGAAAATAGAATTACATTTACAGAACCTTCATTGGTATAACAGAGAACTGTTCAAATTATACGCCTTAGATTTTAAAAAGAATGCGAAAGAATTAAGCCGAAAAACCGGGATCCCTTATATGTCGATTGTCAGATCCATCAATAAGACTAAAGCCGAGATTAAAAAAAATATCAAAAAATGATTCTATCAATAATAACCGCTATCTGTGCATCGCTATTTTTTACGGAGATCCATAACTTTCATGTTAGATGGAAAATCAATTTCAAGCCTTTTAATTGCGGAAGTTGTCTGGCTGCCTGGTCAGCGCCATTACATTACTATGCGCCTGAATTGATTCAAGAAATTACCAGCACTATTTTTATCGCTGGGTTCTGTGCGCCGATTGTAACCAAATTAATGTGGAGTTTATGGAAATAAAACAAGAGCATCGGGATTGGCTGATCGCTAATGAGAGCAATTACGAATGTGCAAAGAATGGCTATATCAGGAATTTAGATTTGCCGGTACTGCAAATGTATGAGCATATTTACAGATTATATTTGGATCCTAACTTCCTGCTTTCGGTTTGGTGCGGTAATTGTAAGTACGATATGATTATGAGGCTTTACAAGTGGTTTGAAGCGCAATGAGAATTCTGGCAATTACAAGCAAAACAAGCGGAGTTGGTTACCATAGGATAATGATGCCGATCGCAAACATGCAAAAAGATTACTGCCTGATGACCGATACAATAAGCGATGAAACTTTTGAGGGCAATTATGATATCGTGGTTATGAATCGCATGTTGGCAAACATAACGCCAGATCAGATGGATGCTTGGCGCAAAAAGCATGGGTTTAAATTGGTAGTTGATAATGATGACTACTGGCATTTGGATCCTTCGCATATTCTGTATGAAAGCTACAAGGCGAACAAAGTAACTGAGCAAATAATAGAGTGGATTAGGATTGCAGATCTCTGCACTTGCACTCATGAACGATTAGCGGATGAGATATACAAGCTGAATCCAAACGTGGAGATATTGCCAAATGCAATTCCTTTTGGAGAGGAACAGTTTATTTTAGATAAAAAGCCTTCTGATCTGGTGCGATTGTTCTGGTCGGGATCCGGTACACATGGCAAGGATTTGAACATTCTGCGCAACCCAATGAAGCGGATAAACTTTCCGGTTAGAACTGTGATTGCTGGTTATAACGAAAACGAGAAACATATTTGGGATGGCATGATTTCAGCGTTTACCAATGGATTAAAACTGAACCCGACTATTTACAATTACAATCAGGTTACCGAGTACATGGCAGCTTACTGCGATTCCGATATTAGTCTGATTCCTTTGGTCGATTCAAAGTTCTGCGCAATGAAATCAAATCTAAAGGTTTTGGAAACTGCATCTAAAAAGAATCCAGCGATAGTGAGCAACGTAGATCCCTACAAAGATATGCCGGTATGCTACGTTAATTCGCAAAAAGATTGGTACAAATGGATTCGGTTATTGACTTTTGATCAGGATGCGAGGATTCAATATGGCAATGATTTGTATGATTACTGCAATATTCATTTCAATCTGCACGAAGTAAATAAGAGAAGGTTTGCTATTTATCATAAATTATATGCCAGTAATTAAATGCAGTAACGGAATGTATCGGATCGGATCCGGTGCATGTATCTTTGACACAGAGGAAAAAGCGCAGTCAGTCTGGGCGGCAATCAGAGTTTCAATGGTTGATAGTTACAATGACTATCCAGAGGCGGCGAAAGCTAATGCCAGAAGAGCCTTAAATATCAAGAAGGAAAACGATAAAGGTTGCGGAACTTTAGTCGGATGGACAAGGGCAAATCAGATTGCTAAAGGCGAAAACATCAGCAGAGAAACGATTGCCAGAATGTCAAGTTTTGAGAGGCATCGTGAAAACTCAAAAGGAGATCCTAAAGAAGATTGCGGTGCATTGATGTGGTTAGCATGGGGAGGCGATGAGGGTATTGCTTGGGCGCAGAGAAAACTTTCAGAAATAGACAAATGAACAACTTTTACCATAGCGGCGCAACTGGAGATGTGATCTATGCTATGCCTACGATTAAGGCATTAGGCGGAGGTATTTTCAATGTAAATTTACCAGATGATTTGTACAATACAGTTCTGCCATTGTTGGAATCGCAGGAGTATATTCACGAGGTTAAAAAAGGAAGGGAACTTTCTGGTACAGTTTATGATTTAGATAAATTCAGAAATAATGATCATTTGCATTTAACTCATTTAGTTCAGCTGCATTTGCAGAGTTTCCAGATTATAGATGAAACTTGGAAGCAAGGCTGGTTAAAGGTTATGCCGATAATCACAGATTATAGCTTCATTAATGTAACTGAACGATATCGAAATGACTATACGGACTGGGTTGCAGAGATAAACTTTTTAAAGGATAATTCCGATAAGGTTTATTTTATTGGTTTTGAATCGCAGTATGAGCCTTACAAGCATTTGATTGAAAGGTATGAGATTAGGGATTATTTAGAACTGGCGCAATTATTAGCTGGTGCAAAATATGTCAGCGGAAACCAGTCCAGTTTTATGGCAGTAGTTCAGGGATTAGGCAGAGATTACAGAATGAGCCAAGCTGCCGGGCATACAAATTGTACTCAATTTTTACCAAAAGAAACACTAATATGATGTCAGACAAAGAATTTTTAGCAACAGAATTAGAGAACGGAATCGGAATGCACAATCCTGATTTTAAAGAATTAGCACGATTAACTGTTGAGCAGATTAAAGACTTAGAAATTAAAACAGTATTGGATTATGGTGCAGGGACTGGAGTTTATGCCGATGCTTACTATCTGGCAGGGTATGATATAAAAGCGTTTGAGGTATTTAAAGCGCATAGGGATTACATGAAAGAGCAAGTACCTCATATTCACATACTAAAAAATCCTATTACAACCGACTTGCTGCACTTTATTGAAACTGCGGAACACATGACAGACAAGGAATTGGATTCTTTGTTTAATATCATTGCGCCTAAATATGTTTTATTCAGTTCCACATCCGAGAAAACAGACAACGATATCCCTTGGGGACATATCAATATAAAAACACAAGCAGAATGGGATTTATTTTTTGAACTTAAAGGCTATTTCAAAGTTCGGGATTTATCTCTGCCGACAACTTGGAGTAAATTATACACTATTTATTAGGGAATGGCAGATATTACAATGTGTTCGGGAGTTGGATGCGATATGAAACATGAGTGTTATAGACATACCGCAGAAATGTCACACTGGCAATCTTGGTTTAACGTTGTACCTATCAAAGATGGTAAGTGTGAAATGTTTTGGGATAACAAATTAACGGCAGCAAAAGATAATTCTCGCCAAGTTATAGGCGATAAAAAAATATAAAGAAGATGGCAAATTTACAAAACTTAACGCCTTGGAAAAAAGGTCAAAGCGGTAACCCGAAAGGGAAGGATCGCAAGTATGTGACTTTGTTGAAAGAGCAGGGTTACAGACTTGGCGAGATCAACGATACTATTCAGGTAATGATGTCAATGACTATCCAAGAATTGAAAGGCGTATATGATCATCCAGATGCTACGATCTTAGAGAAAACGATTGCCAATGCAATGAATAAAAGTTTAAAAAATGGCAGTCTTTACAGTATGGATACGTTGTTAACCAGAGTTTACGGAAAGCCTAAAGAGCAGATGGATATTCAGCAGGATTCAAGGATTGAGGTTGTATTTGTAGAGGGTAAAACTATTTTATGAGGTTAGAACTGCCAAAACCACATATCAATCAGCAACAGATATTAGAGTGCGATGCGCGTTTTATTGTTGTTATGTGCGGCAGAAGGTTTGGCAAGTCTGAGTTATCCCAGATCATGGGAATAAAAGAAGCGATAAAAGGCGGTCAAGTTGCCTACATCACGCCGACTTATAAATTAGCAAAGGTGTTTTTTGAAAGACTTACATCGGCTTTACCTTTTAAAAACAATATCTCTGATCTAAAAATCTATTGCCCGAATGGGGGCAGTATTGAGTTTTATACTGGCGAAAGGCTGGACAATTTAAGAGGGCGCAAATTTCATTTAGTGATCGTGGATGAATCAGCATTTATTCCTGATCTTGAAAGCGGATGGCAGAATAGTATTCGACCAACATTGACAGATTATCAAGGTAAGGCGGTTTTTTTATCTACTCCCAGAGGTAAGAACTTTTTTTACTCAATGTTCATGAAAGGCGGAGAAACGGATTGGCGCAGCTTCAAGTTTACAACCTACGATAACCCTTATATAAATATTAGAGAGATTGAGGATGCAAAATTGCAACTCCCGGAGGTTGTATTTGAGCAGGAATATTTAGCGAACCCAGCAGAGAATAGTGCCAATCCTTTCGGGAGTGCATTTATTAGGAATTGTGTAAAGCCAATATCAGCGCAACAAATAGTAAGCTACGGGATTGACTTAGCAAAGTCTGTGGATTTTACTGTTGTAATCGGACTGGATGCTAATGGGAATGTGGCTTATTTTGATCGCTTTCAAATGGACTGGCATAACACTAAAGAGAATATAAAGAGATTGCCTTCAGCGCCAATATTGGTAGATAGCACCGGAGTTGGGGATCCGATACTGGAGGACTTAATGCGAGAAGGAATAAACATTGAAGGCTTGAAGTTTACCAGTCAATCAAAGCAGCAATTAATGGAAGGATTAGCACAAGCAATCCAGCAGCGCAAGATTGGTTTCCCGGAAGGCGTGATTGTAAATGAGTTGGATATTTTTGAATATCAATTTACTGCCAACGGAGTAAGGTATTCAGCACCTTCAGGTTTTCACGATGATTGCGTGGTTGCTTTAGCTTTAGCCTGGCAGAATTTTAATTTTAAACGAGGATCAGGGCGTTATGCCTTTGCTTAAATTTGCACTATGAAATGGAACGATTTAACCCTTTGGCAGTATCAACAGATCATGCCTATTTTACAAAATCCAGATAAAGACTGGACTGAATTAGACAAGGAAGTCAAGCTATTGACTATCGTAACTGGATTGACTGAGCATCAGATTGATAGTTTAGGGATCAAAGACTTAAAGGAGTTGCGCAAAGATTTGGAGTTTCTGGATGAGCCTATTGAAGGTAAGCCAGTAAACTATATCAAAGCAAATGGCAAACAGTACCGGATTAATTACGATGTAAAGAATATGCCTTTTGCGCGGTACATTGAAAGCAAGGTTTTCAGCAAAGATACTGTTGCAAATCTGCACAAGATAGCAGCTTCAATGATTATTCCTCAAAAGAAGAATTGGCTTGGCAAATGGAAGGATGACAAGTATGATGCGAGTAAGCATGAGGAGTATTCTCAGGACATGCAGGAAGCAAATTTCATAAGCGTATATCACTCGCTGGTTTTTTTTTATCAAGTTTACAGAAACTGGATCGAGGTTTCGCAGGATTATATGAAGGCGGAGATGATGAAGGTGGGGATGACAGAGGAACAAGCGGATTCGGTGCAGTTGCTTTTATGCGAATCTACGGATGGCATTATACCGTTAAACTTATTGCCGACCACGAAAATATTAGAAATTCGGAAGCATTTGAAATGAAAACTATTGAAGCCTTAAATGTGATGGCTTATTTGAAATCTAAAAATGCTTATGATCTGGAACAAACCAAGCGGCTGAGATAGTCGCTTTTTTTATTAGATATTAAAAATGGATTTGGCTATTTATAGGCATGAGTGAAGCTAAAGCACAAGCGAAACTATTAAGGGATGGATTTTTAAAATCAATCGGAGAGCAATTTGATGTAGTTGATCCAACTGAATACCCAGTTGCTGAACAAATGCTTATGTTTTATGGTAAGCAGTTCAATGATGAGGTTCAAAAGAATCTTGGCAAAAGCGGTTCGATTGCTTCAGGTAAGATTGGCGATTTAGCAGTTCCGAAGGTTCGGAAGTTTGGCAACGATTATGAAATGTATCTGGGTTATGACAAGGATAATCCGGCATCAGTTTATTACAAGTTCGTAAACAAAGGAGTGCGAGGTGTTGGAGGTGTAAATGCAAGACCAAAAAGGGTTTCATCTGATTCGCCTTATGCTTACAAAACTCCGTTTCCGAATCAGAAAATGGCAAACTCTATCTTACAATGGTACAAATTAGGGAAAGCCAAAACAACCTCAGAAACACAGAAAAAGAATTTAAGCACTACACAGCGCAAAAGTAAAAAGTTAAGTCAGATCGTAGATAAAGCTACATCGTTAAAAACAATAGCTTATGCGACTGCTTCGGCTATTAAAAGGGATGGATTAAAAACAACATCATATTTTGATAATGCAGTTAAAACAGTATTTAATAAGGATTTTTTCGCAACAATGGCAACTGCTTTTGGTGGCGATGTTCAGCTTCAAATTAGGCAAATTGGTAATAAATTAGAAAATGGCAATAACAATAAATAGTCAACCGGCAACCTTTCCGAGTATGCACGAGGATCTGTGGTTTGTAGCTTCTTCGAATAATGTCGGAACTACAAATTTTAAATTCGTGTATGATCTTTACATTAATGGCGCACAAGTAAGCAGGAACAAAATATTTCCTTCGCCTTCAGCAGATGGTAGCTATGGAGTGTTCAATGCTTCGCCAGTAGTTCGTGCCTATGTCAGTAATTACTTTGAGCCTTCCGGAACAACTGTTTTAATGGCATCAAACGATAAGATTAAAGTTGATTATCAAGTCCAGATAGGGGAGGAAGTCAGCGGTGCAGTTATTCCAAATTTAGCTTCAGGTAATTTTTCAGCGTACAATTATTACGCGCCTTTGTTCGGGGACATATTTACGGAGAATGGCGACATTCCTTTGGTGCTATCAAATTACTATGATAACCTTTTGATTGAAAACTATACAGATGACTGGTTATCTGATAGGGATAGTTCAGAAATCCCTATTGAATACGGAGATCAATTCTTTATCACGTTTTTAAAGATTACCTCTGGTGCCTATAAGCTATGGGTGCAACCGACTAATGAGGATGGAACTTTAGGAACTGCGGTCAGCGGAGATATAACCATGACCGGGCAATTCAATTTGTTTAATTTTCAAGCTGCGGCAATCAATGCTTTTATCGGATCCACAGTTATTACAGAGAATACCTTTGGTTACAATGTTTATATCTCTTTAGGTGCGGCAGTTACCAGAACTTTAAAGTTTAAGCAGGTTTGCAATCCAAAATACCGACAATATAATTTGCATTTTCTTAACCGATTGGGAGGTTATGATACGATGGCGTTCCGATTAGTAAATAAACGGAGGTCAGAGTTCCAGCGTAGTTCGTACCGGAGAAATCCTTACAAATTATCAGGCGGTCAGATGACAAATATTGATGCTTATAACAAATACAACGAAACTACGTTCAACTTTGCTATTCAGCATACGGATTACTACATGCTTACCTCGGATTGGGTTAATGATATGGATTATGCCTGGTTGGCGCAGTTGGTAGCTTCTCCGATTGTTTATATGGAAGTGCAAGGTGCATTCTTTCCGGTAACGATTAGAAATACCAATTACCAGTACAAATACAAGGTTACTGATAAGCTATTCAATTTTGATTTAGAGGTTGAAATCGGTAAATACTTAAATAGCCAATTCAGATGATAAGAACTGAAATCTATATTGAAGATCAACTTATTGATTTGCTGAAGGATATCGGAACGGATTTTACCTATTCGGTAGATGATGTGAAGGATTTTGGAAGCAAGAATACTTCCTTCAGTAGGACTATTTCAATCCCAGCGACTGCCAGAAATAACCAGATTTTTGGCTTTGCTTTTGAAATCGGGATGTCGCAGGAACATAACATGGATTTGCCAAACGTGAACACGAATTTTACTGCAAGTCAAGCGGCTAAATGCGAGGTTTACATAGATAAGATTCAGATTTTTAAGGGTGTGATCAGGATTCTTGAAATGGTCACTAACAAAGGAATCACAGAATACCAATGCGCAGTTTTTGGCGAGTTGGGCGGATTCATAACTGAGTTAGGGAATAGGCGTTTGGAGGATTTGGATTTCAGCGAATATAATCATACTTGGAACGTAACGAGTATTCAAAATAGTTGGGATACAGTTAATGGTTCGGGTTACTTTTATCCGCTGATTGATTATGGGGATGTTTCAACAAATAAAGATGATTTTCACGTTTCTACTTTCAGACCTGCGTTGTACGTTAAGGAGTACATTGAA